CTTAGTTACTTTAACAAATACTCTAGACTTTTCTCTTTCAGTAAACTGAATATTTTTATAATACTTACCTCTGTAATTATGATAAGCTTGTAGCCATCTGTCTTCATCATCTTGTCTTTTATCAGATGCAGCTTTAAACTTAAAATTTATTTCAGCTACTAAAGGTTCTATCTTATCTTCTCGGTTATCTTTTTCCTCAGAAGACATACTGTTGTTATATTCCATAAATAATTCCCCTTACTGTAATAATACAGATATTCTATACCCTTGTCAACTTATTTTCTTGATTTCAACTATAACACTATTTGGGATTATAGTTGTATTGCCAATCTCATCTATCTTACCTGATGTTTCATCTGATAGTGAATAGTCACCAAATATCCTAGTGATTCCACCTTTTTGACTAAGCAAATGTCCTTTAGTAACACAAGTAGGTAGTTTTGACTTCTTGGAAGATTCTATAGATTGCCAACTAGCATCCGAGCAAATATCCAACCAGTATACAGCTACAAGAGGATATCTATCTATTTCTCTTTTAGCTCTAGTATTAATTTTTATTTTTTTCTTTGTCATCTTGTCTCTTATCGTAATCGGTTCTAGCTTTTCCATATGTCTTGAATCCACCATTACCTTGTATGTTAGGGTCTTTTGCCCATTCAGTAAACTGGTCCTTTGCACCATTGTTATCTGAATATCTACAAATATTCATTTTAAATATTTGTTGAATATGCTCTTGTTTTAAATGTTCTTGTAATTCTTCATATGACATTATCTTGTCATACTCTTCATTAGTTTGAATATTTTTAAAAGTGTATAAAGGCATTAAGCAAAATATTTTTTAAGTACTTCTATCTCATCTTCATATTGAGCAATGACAGATAGTTCTTTTTCTATAGCTTCTAATATATCTGGATGTTCTCCTATACCTGCAGGATTGTTTAGATATACTTCTACATTAGCACAATGTTTTTCGATATGTCCTTCTGCGTGTTTAATTAAACTTCTTATTATTGTTTCTTTCATTTTATCATCTAATAATTTCATTTTAATATCCGAATGTTGGGTCAGATGGAGTCCACCTTTTTATTTGTTGCATCTCTTCATAAGAACTAATAGTTCTAGGTCTAGACATAATTAAATATCTTAATGCATCATAAGCATGGTCAGGTGCTTTAGTATCTACATCTTCTGGTTTGTTTGAGTCTACAGGAATACCCTGTAATTCTTTTATAAGGTTAGGACATGATTTAAATATTTGTAGTCTAGGTCTACCTTTACTATTTAGTTTTAATCTTTCATGTACTTGTATCTTACCTTGTATTCTATTCTTATCTGCTCTTCTAAGTTTATGTCCAGCAAGTGTTAGTGCTTCTCCTACAGTTGGTCCTGTTGTTCCAGTCCTTGCCCAAGCTGCACTATCTAACACACCTCTTACAGATAGTTTATCTTCTTTTTCATATTCAAATATTTTAGTTGCTAAGTCTTCTCCAGTTAATCCTTTTTGATACAACTCCCTATAAACAATAAGTGTATCATCTTGTGGGTCTAATGCAGCCCATATAACTGCAGACTCAGATGCATATCCATAGTCAATACCTTTGAATCGTTCCCATCTCTTAGGTAACTCATATGGGTCAATACAATGTGTATCATAATCAAACTCTACAAATGCAGCACCTTCAGAAACATCCCAGTTACCTTCTAGTAATTGTTTCTTTTGTACAGGTGGTAATGATTCTAACATTCGTTCATACTTACCATCTTCAGCTAGATATGGGTTATCATCTAACTTAGCAGGTATAAACTTTCTAGTAATTTTATCTTGTCCTATAAAACTTTCATTAGGAGGTGATGGGTCTAGATACCTTTTCTTAACCCAACTACCTCCAACTCCTCCAGGGTTTGCAGTACACCGAATAAAGCATTTTATATCTTTGTTAGTTGTTCTTAATCGTGATTGCAAATATTGGAGTGGAAACTCTGTAGGGTACTGAGTTAATTCATCAATACCTATCCATGTGTAGGATTGACCTTGGTATCTATATACATCAGCATCTCTATCCAGATAACCGAACTCCAATGATGCACCTGAAGGGAATCTCCAAATCTTTTCTACTTCTCTAAACTTTGCACCTGCAAAAGCTTTAGGATAAAGTTCTCTAGACTTATCTATTAATTCTCTTAACTCAGGCATAGACTTTCTTAATAACAAAGCTCTATGTTCTTTGATGTGCATATACCTTAATGGGTCAACTAACATTGCATAAGACTTACCACCACCAGCAGCTCCTCCATACAAAACATCCTGTTCTCCTGCTGCAAGAAATTCTGTTTGTGGACCTGTGTTTGGTTTAAATACAATTCTTTCTTTCTCTTCTTCTAAAAGAGTTTTAACTTTCTTTGGCAGAGTATCATATTGATTATCAGTCATAACAGTACCCTTTTTAGATACTTTATCATCCTCTGCTCTTTGAACTACACCTAAAGCTTCTTTCTTAGTTCTAAGTCTAGTCGTTTTATTCTCAAGATTCTTTTTTAATCTTTTAATTTCTTTTTCTTTTTCTTTGACAGCTTTTCTAGCAGCCATCTTAGCTTTCTGGTCAATACTATAATTATACTGCCTTGTCATCTCTACTTAACAATCCATTTGGTTCTTGCTCAGGTTCTCTGTCAATAATCTTTTTCAATCCCATTGCAGACAACTTTCGCCCAGTTTGATGTTCTAATATCTCAACTGCTCCTCTTAAACTGAAAGCACCTGACTTAACACCATCTTTAATCTCACTCAAAGCTGATAATTCTTTATCAACCTTAACTAGAGTTTTATTATCCTCTAGTAATTTATAACCAAAAGGTATAGTAGAACTATTTCGTTTCTTCATCTATAACCTCTACATCTTCTGCTTCTATTGTTGGTTTCTTTTCTGGTAATATAAATATACCACTACCAACATTATGTGTAACATCTAGCTTATCTCTCTTAGCAACACCCACTCTGTCTAACAAGGTTTGGGCTGCTTGAAGTTTAGCATTGACCTGTGGGATAGGGTCATCACTATTTAATATCTCAACTAATTTATTTGAAGCTTGTGGAGCAGACTTTGCTAGAATCTTTGTGGCAACATCTATGATTTCATCTTTCAGACTATTGACTACTGCATAAGAAGCACCAGGTTTGTACCCTGCAAGGTCTAAAGCTTTGTTTATATCTCCCTTTGCTTCTGAAGATAGTGCTGCTAAGAACTTTTCTTGTTGCTCAGTAAGTTTTCTTTTGCCATCTAATGAAGGTAAGTAATTTTGTACCATGTTTTTATTATAACAAGTTTACAGCTAGTTGACAACATTTATTTTTATTTAGAGTTGACAAATGCAGGAGTACCTGTATAATATAATTAGTTACTCTCCAGGGGGTGAAGCACCTATATCTCTCTGGGTCAGTCCAGCAATATAGCAAGTCTCTATGTGAATCTTTGTAGCTGGGCGACTTCTATCTAGTTTACAAGCAAATCTCTCCATTTTGTGCAATGAGTATATATATACCCACACCCACCCCCCATGGCACATGGTATACCACACCTTAGAATGATTCTAATTCGCAAATAAATATAGGTCAATCTCTATGACCTTTTTATATCTCTAAATACAACCTATAAGACTGTAACAAGTTTACAACAATATGTGATATAAATACCACAATAAAGATAACCTGGAAACCCTCACACAATCTTCAGTTGTGCCAGTAAATTCAACCTAAACTAGATATTTCAAGCATCAAAATAATCAGGCATATTTATCTATAAATCTTAAAAAATTTTTGAAACAGGGTCGACCATTTGGAAAGCGACAATTATGCAACACTTTAAATTTATTTGTGGATAACTTTAATTATTTTATTGCATTATCTTTTTATTTATTGCAGTCGATTTTTACAAATTTTTTTAAATTCTTATGCTTATTTATTTCTAAAAACTTTTATATTTTTTATTTTGATTTGCTTTATTTTGGCAAATATTTTTAAATTATTTCAAATTATTTTAATTTTTTTTCATTTTATTTTTAAAACCCTTGATTTTACTAGCTTTTTTTCTTTAACTAACTTATTTTTGCCATATTTCTGACTTTCTTTCGCCATTTCAGTAGTTTTTAAAGGCATCATGCAAAAAACAAAAAAAATTTTTAAAACAGAATTCCACCAAATGCTTGAGATTACAAAAAGCAATTACAAGGAATATTTCAAGCATTGGAATTATAAAGAATTTAGAAAGTACAAAAAGAGATTAAAAAAAGATTTAGAGAATAATCCTTTAGTAAATTCTAAATACTACAATCCAGTAGTTTCATCAATTTACAATCCAATTAATATGCCAATTCAGGGTGGTAAATCGAATAGATACTGGAACAACAGAAGCTAGTTTTTAATTAAGCTAGTAAAAACAAACTAAGATTTTTAATTAAATCTTACAACTGGAGGTTGAAACTATGACTAATAAAAAAAATATATTAATAAATCAAGTTGATGTTGCTTATAGAGATATTGAAAATATTGATTATCAATATGTAATAATGAAATCAATCTTAAATAGATTTAATGAAGAGCAATTAAAAGTAATTATAAAATCTTGCAAAATGGCAAGAAAATTAGAACTAAAAGAACAACAATAATTAACAACTGGAGGTTGAATGTATCATCTAATTATTTGGTTAAGCTTAATATTTGGTAGCTTAGCTTCAATGATTGCAGGAAATTTTATATTAGCAATGTTTTTATTTCTTGTATTTTCAATAAATGTTGCTTATAACTTTACAAAATAGGAGTAAAAAAAAAAATGAAACAATACTTACGAACTACAAAAAATTTATATTCAGATTTTAAAAATGGGTATAGAGTATATTACAGCTACAATACAGCAGTTGGAATTGAAACACCAAACAATGATTTGTTTATTTCAGAGAATGTATGGACTACAACTACTGGTAGGCATCTAACATGGATTGATGGAGGTAGTAGAGAAGCTAAAGAAAGCAGAATGAGATATAAAGATTTCATTGAATTGCTTAAAAGTAAAAACATTGATGAATACTATAATTAATAACTAACAACTGGAGGATGTATGAAAAAGAAGCAACAAACAATTTATAATATAAAAGAATTTATAAATAATACACCAGACCCATTAATATATTGGGATGAGTTATATAAAAGTTTGTTAAATACTATCTCGCATAATAAATTAAAAGAGTTAGAGAAAGCTTATTTTGATATAATGGATGATGAGAATAAAAAGATGTATGAAAAAGATACAACCTTTGATAAACAATAGGAGTAAAAATGAAAAAATATAGAGTAGAAATAAAAGCTTTATACTATAAAGATGTTGAAGCAGATAGTGTAGAGGAAGCTAAAAAAATGGTTAATGAACATGAAAGCATTGAATTAAATGATGGTGGAGTATTCTTTTATGAGCCATTTGATTATGACAAACTAAAAACAAGGGAGGAATAATGAAACCAATGAGTAAAGAAGAGAGAAGAGAAGCTATTGAACACAATAGAAAACTATACACTTATTCAAATGATAAGAGTATAAATGGAGGAGTTTTAGTTGAGAAGCTTCCTAGTGCAGATGAGCAGATTATTTCATTTGATAAGGAAGATGAAGACTGGAACGAATTTAAAATAAGATAACTGGAGGAATGATGAGTATAACTTTAATGACTAAGTATCAAATAGAAAATAAAATGGCTAAATATAAATATGCTTTATATGGAGGACTACAAAATAAAAATAAAGAAGTAGAAAATTTAGAATTATTTTGTTATTTTAAAAATAAAAAAGCAATGTTAAAACATAAAGATAGATTTATAAATGATTATTCAAATCAAAAAGAATATAAATATTATAAATTTAAAATAATAAACATATAACAATAGGAGTAAACATGACTAAGACTATAGATAGTATGCAAAAATATAATCTAAAAATCTCTAAAAAAGAAATGAGAGAAGATAAGAAGATGGCTAGATTTCAAGCTAAGATTATTGAAAAACAAATAAAGCAAGTGAAGAGTGGACTTGAATATTTGGAATTTCAAACTGAGTTGCATGAAAAATATGGTGATGATTATACTTACAATCAGAGAGAAAAAGATAATATGTTAGAAATCTATAAAGCTAAAAAACATTTTAATAATTTTTTAGATAAGTTAAAACATGATTTACTTTTTGAGAATAGAAAAATAAAAAGAGATTTATCTTATTACATAGATGAGTACTTTGTATTGACTGATTGGAGCAGAGATTATTACAAACATTATGGAGTTAA